TTCGACTTCATTTTCTTCTTCATTATCGATAATAACACCTTGAACATCAGCAGCTGGATTCGTAGTAAATCCAATGCCTAATGGATAAATTCTGCCAGTTACTAATCTGTAAACTGGAGTACCATCATTTAAAGTACCGGGACCGTCGAAACCTTTTAAGAATTTCTTAAATTCTTCTATTTGATTTTGTTTAGTAATTATTTCAGCATTTTTTAAATCCATGCTACCAATTGCAATTGCATATTCATTAAAACCAATTTCCCAACTTGCACTAATCTTTTGGTATAATGGAGAATCAGGATTATTAGAATTAACTAATGCATCAGCAAAATCACGGTCAACTGTTTTATAAACAACAGCAGCTAAAGCAATATTGAATGGATCTAACTTTCCTTTAACATCGTCTTCAAATAATAATTGATTATCACCATAAGATGAAAAAGCAGAATTAACAATATGACCAACAACTCTTGTTTTCTTATGTTCGATATTTGTAGGTTTATGGATAAAATATTTCTTAAAAGCAATTGCTGTATCGGTATTAATACCATCGCCGTTTTTATTAAAACGATTTACTACAGCAGCGTTAAACGCAGCGCCAACAAGATCAATATTCTTATCTAAGTTAACACTATTAGGAATTAAACTTCTTAAACCATCTAACGAAGCAACAGACAACAATGGATTTTGATCAAAATTCAATGAAGCTGTAACAATGTTATCAAATTTAGTTTTATAACGATAAAGATCGCTTGACATATAGTATAATATTACACAGAAAACTTAGTGCTGTGATATAATAAGCTTGCTGAATACGTATCTAATTGATGCTCGGCAGCCATTTCTTGAATAGAATTTAGTATTCCTAGTTTATCTAATGCAGTAGGATCATTTAATACAGAAGATGCAGTTTTAGGCCAATCTTTGAATTCAGTTCCAGTAATAATTGCTTCGGTAATACCTGTTGCTAATTTTTTCTGTTCTGCACTTAATGATTTCTTATTATATTTCTTTTTTAGCCCCGCTTCAATTAGACCGTTAAGTGTTTTTGATTCATCCATGACTTTTGCAATAGCATTTTTGGCAAAGACAGCAGCTTTAGCAGTACCCTTTGGACGACCGGCTGTATTGGGTGTTTGATTCTTAATTGGAGCTGGACCAGTTGACATGCCAGGAATTGGAGGTGGTATCATTGGAACGCCGCCAACAATAGGATTGTAGTAACCTTGTTCTCTTTGTTGAACAAATTTTTGTTGAGCAGCTGCTAATTCTTCAGAAGTAGGATAAATACCAGTTTCAATAACCTTAATACCTTCTTCTGGTGGCAATATTCCTAATTCCATCATTCTTGTAACAACTCGATTAAATTGAGTTTCATCTTTAATTGAAACTTCTTCAAATCTCGCAACAGGACATTTACCTTTAAATCCTAAATTCTTAAATATAGCTTCAATTTCTGGTTGCAAAAAATCATTTATAAAAGCGTTTCTTGATTCTTTTAATCTTTCGAAAAATACTTGAGCCTTAACAGTAGTATTAGCAAACTTTTCAGAACCAATTAAAATATTTTGTAAACCTTCTTTAATATCTTCATTAACAATACGATATTTTTCATATCCTAATACTTTATTCATATCAGGAATAACAAACTCAGCTTTTGTTGTATAATCTGCAACAAGTACACGACCAACAGATTGATTATTTAATAAGCTTTGCATGGCTTTAATGTTTTTATGATTAATGCCACCCTTACTTGGTTCAGTACCTAAAGTGATTAATAGAATAACATTTTCAATCGTTCTACAAATAGCTTGATCAATTTTTTTCATTTCAAGTTTAAAGTTAATATCATCTAAAACTGGAAAACCAAATGGAATAGAAAATGGCTCGTAATCCTGCTTTTTATAAAATGAAGCAATAACATTTGTTGGATCTAGTTGAATCTTCAAACCATCACGCGCCCATTGACCATTCTTGATTTTATCTTTTGTTTGATCGTCTAATTGATCAAAAATCATTTTATCATGATCATTCTTTGGAGTCCTTAATCTTTCTAATTCATATTCAGACAAAATCTTTTGATATAACATCTCTTTCCATGAGCTTGTTCTATTTACAGTAACATAATATGGATTCAATAATGTATAAGAAACAGGTATTTGATTTTTTACGTCATAATTACTTGGATAAGGCAATAATGAAACATCTGTTGTATAAGATTGACCATCGTACGTAGCATAAGATTCTAAAATCTTTTGAAAATCATTTATATCAAACTTAGCATTTATTTTATAAAAGAAAACATTACCACTTCTGTAATACTCACGAAAATATTGATCTTTAATTCCCCAAATCTTTATATACTTCATCCATTTTGTGAAAAAGTCTCTTGCTTTTTGACTTCCGCCTTCTAGATATATTTCAGCGTTAGCAAACTCAGACATAATATCAACAGCATTTCTAAAAATAGCTACATTTGCATAAGCTTTCTGACATAATTCAATTGCATCGCGAATATTATAACCATTAATGGAAGTCTCGAAGGGTAATAAACCTTCTCGAATATTGGCATAACGATAAATTTTTGGCCCTACATAAGCTAAGTTACGACGAATACCTGTAGGATTATCTGTATTTTGTGATCTTTGGTAAGAAGCTTTAGCATCATGATTATAAAACGGCTCACCAACCAAAGCAGGTTCAGAATAATCTCTAATTAAATCCTCTAAAGGAGCCGATTGATCTTCTGCACCTTTAGAAAATTTGCTCCAATATTCTGACTTCTTTGTATATTTACGGCTCATGGTATAAATAGTTACACATTGTAACTTTAAAAGTGACTTTTAAACATTAATTTTATGCAATAAATAACGGCTCAAAAGTTTCCATAACATTATCGACTTGAGTATTCTCCATATCAAAATAAATTTTTGCTAACCAATTACCTAATACTAAAGCTGAATAACTATCTTTTCTAGGTTTATCTGGACCTGTTTTACGTTTTAAGTTTGCTGGTAAATCAAAATTCTGTAAACCTTGAGCAGAAGTAGTAATTTGTATTAGTGCGCATTCTGTTTTAGTTAACAAAATCATATCAGTTAAATGCTCAACAAAATCGATCATTTTAGCTTCTTCATTTTCTTTTTCTGAATCTAATGAATTTGAAAACTTCAAATTAGTAATACCAATTCTTCTTTTAGTTTGCGCTCTAAAATTGTCATCAATAGCTCTGCTACCGAAGAAAATACGACGATGATCAAAATTAGCTTGCAACATCTCATTTGCTAAACGTATCCAAGAAGAAGTCGGCTTTCTTAAAAATACATACTTATATTCTGATTTGTTATACTCCATTTTAGCAGAGAATAAATTTTGCGCATATTCTTCGGGGCGCTCGAATTCTGTTGTTATTGGCTTTAAATTAATTTTAGCATCTTTAAAAAGCTCGCTTTCATTACAGGAATTCATAAACTGAACGCCACCGTTGTAGTCCATGCATATTGCAACAACGTTAAAGTTTTGAAGTATATATAAAAAGTATTTGATATGGTCTTTTAATGATGAACCAGATAAAGCATAAGAGTGGACAAGAGTTGATATTTGTTTTTCTCTATTTATCTTCAATACTTGAATGGCGAAATCGTCAGAAGATTCAGTTTCTGACCAAGAAGGGTCAACAGAAACTATATATTCATCTTCTGCATGACCCGCTACTTCAATTGACGGCTGTTCACCATCAGGTATAGTACAAAGAGCCATTTTAGAAATTTTAAAATAACCAGAACTATCATCTGTAAATTGTGCTCCAAATTCTCTTAAAAATTGAGATTCACTCATCGTTGCTTTTGCTTGATTGATCAAATTTTGATCATATAATTGTGTCGGCGCACAATCATAAGAAAACTGCATTACACAACGCTTAGTAGTGTCTTTCGTTTTAGGATTAAAAATTAAATTTTCATATTGCTCATACAACTTATATAAATATTCAAATTTAAAAGACGCAGAAGATAATGCAATTAATTTATTATTAGGCCATTGATATCGATCTTCTTCTTTCATCTCGCCTTTTTCAATCAATTGTGTTTCAAGATTATAAAGCTCTTCTCTTTGTGTTGGGTTTTGCACAACAGACAAGAATGGTACAATAACTTCATTATAAATACGTTCAGGCATCAATAAAAACTCGTCAATAATAATACGATGAAAACGAAAACCACGAAGCTTTTCACCATCGCCTAATGGCAATGCTCTTATTCTGCTTTTACCGATTTCCATCACCCATTCATCGTTACTTTTAGATACATGAGTAATACATTGTTTTAACAAATAAGCTTCTGGTTTTGCAGCAATATCTTCAATCTTTTTAAATATCATTTTAGACTGACGAAACGATCTAGATAAAATGCCAGTTTCTATACCTTGATTTAAAATAGCATCCAATACAGCATAAATACCAGTTGTGTAGCTTTTGCTCATGCCACGGGAATTGTGATGAACAATTCCATTACCTATATAACATTCTTCATTATCAACAGTTATATCAATAGAAATAACTTTGCAATTAGTTATAGATTTTATTTTAGAAAAAACTACGTTTTCATTTTTTATATTTTTTATTATTTCTTTAGTTTTATTACTTATGTTTAATAGTTTATCAAATTCGTTTTGAGAATATGATTTACCCCAGTTTCCCCTCTTACCTGTAACTTTTTCAAAAGAACCTTCATTTTTTAAAAGTTTTCCTAAATCTGGCACTAAATTATTTTGATAATTTCGTTTTGCACTTTTTTCAATTATTAAATTTAAATTTTGTTTTTTACGAGGAACAACAAAATCGATAGCTTGTTGAAATAATTTCAAAGATTTATAATTATTAGAAATAACTAAATCATAATATGGTTTATCATAATGCTTTCCTGACTGTCTTAAATAAGATGATATTCCTAAATTATTCAAAAGCATTTTAACTTGCCGCAATAACTGTAAAGATGTATTTTTTAAACCAACTTTATTAGAAGTTTTTGAAATTGATGCGTAGCCATCAGCATCAAATAAACCACCTATTAATGCACATAATTCATTTTTAGACGCTTTTAGAATAGAATCGCAAATTACTTTATTATTAGATTTTTTTGTTATATCCCAACC